AAGTACTGTTGGACCTTCAACAGTCAGAGAACCTGAGATTTCTGCTGATCCTGTATATGGGAAAGTGGAACCTCCACCTCCGGCAGAACCGGTATCTACTGTTATATTAAAGGTAGAAGCATCTCCTTTGGTAAACGTAATAACGTTTGAACTAACGGAAGCTGTTGTTAGGGCATTAGGAGTACTGGAGGCAGTATCTGCAGTAGTTACTACTACTCCTGTTAAATTGGAACCATCGCCTTGAAAAGATCCTGAGAATGATCCTGATAATGTGTTGTCGGCTGTGCTTAAGAAAGGTACACTGTCGGTAAAGTCAATAAGATTCCCTCTTACGTCTGCTGCTGAGATGTCACCTGTGCTGTTATCTGCAAGATCGGTATTGAGATTGGTCTGTAATCCGGCTTTGGTTCTTTGTGTCATTTGTTATAAATATTTTAAACGTCTATTAAAACGTATTTTCCTTGGTATTTCATTAAATTATATGGAGACCAATCTATTTCATCAGTCTCAATTCCGGCTTTAATAAATGCCTGTCTAATCCCGATTACCAAATCTTTTAAAGAGTCTGGAAGATTGTTTAGAGCATCTTCTTCTCCGTCTATAATATAGGCTTCAGCAGCTGGTTTAGCTACTTTTATTAAGTCTTTCTCATCGTTTCCAATTTCCATTGCATTAGGCATATCTAGGATTGCTAGCTTATCAGAGATCTTTTCTAAACCTAAAATAGGAATAATATGAGGAGATGAATGTCCTAGCAGTTTTTCTGCATGTTTAATCTCTAGAGGGTCAGTAGTTACTTTTTTAACGTCTTCTCCTTTTTCTAAAACGATTCCCCAGTCTCCTTGACCTACTCGTCTCCAGCCTTGATCTTCAAGCTTGTAGATTTCGGCTTTCATAGCCGGGGTTGAAATTACTTCTTTTAATATATCTAAGAGTTTCATAAATAAAAAAGCCCTCTCTAATAAATAGGAGGGCCTTTATAGATTCTTTAATTAGATTAGAAGTTCAATACGCAGTAATCCATTCCGATTCCTAGAGTAATGTTCTGTGCTTCTGCATCAGTATCCCAGTTCATATCGGCAAACTTAGCACTCTTAATAAATGCTCCTTTGATTACCCACTCAGAAACGATATCTCCTACAGGACCTAGAACGTTGATTGTTAAGTCTTTTTTGTAGAAGTCTGAATATCCGTCTCTACCGGTTACTGATTCGTGTCCTAGACGAACCCACTCCATTACTGCCTGTGCTCCAGAAGGTGTAATTGGATCAAATAAGGTCATTGAAATATCAGACCATTTTGTTTTTCCTTTTACTTTTCTGTATACGTTAATATGATTAAGCACGATTTCTTCTGAAGTTGCTTCAATCCCTGTTACACCTTTGATGAAATATGAAGGAATACCGTCGACGTTCATGACAAATCGATTAGCTACCTTGGGTTCAAAGGCTGTGAAGAATACTTCGTTTGGATTTAATACTGCCATTGTTTTACTTTTTATCTATTATAAATATCTGTCTTTAATTAAATTATCCTGGGAATGTAGCTCCTGTTGGTAATACGTTAAAGTCAAGAATCACATATTCTGCAGTTCTAGTAGGCTGGATGTAGATCTGACCTATTAGTTCGTTTCTGTCGATTACGTCTGCAGTGTTGTTTGACTCATCCATCACTACCTTGAAAGCATATAGACCCTGTCTCTGTTGAACTGATTCTAAGTAAGGATTAACCTGTGCTAAGAAGTTATTTCTAGTTGCGATTGTATTCTGCTCGAATACTAAGTTATCACCAACCTGAGAAATGTAACTCTTAAGTTCGATTAACAACCTTCTTACATTTACACGATCAAGTGCAGAAGCTCTCTTCTGCAAAGTCTTCTGTCCGAATACTACCACTCCTTGATTTGGGAATGTAGCAATTGGATTTACTTTACCGGCATAAAGAGTATCTCTGTTACCTTGAGTTAATTTTCTTTCTGCTCTTACTACAGTTGCTAAACCTCCTCTGTTAAATCCAGCAGGGGCAAACCATGCCTCAGAACTATTGTCGTTGAAAGCATATACTGCAGGCATCATTGTAGAAGCTGGTACCCAAACATTATCTCCGGTATCAGGATCTGCAGTCTGTAACCAAGGCCAGTAAGTTGCTGCATAAGAAGAATCAATTCCTGCTGCTGTAGTAACGATAGTGCTAAGAGCAGTTCCGTATCCGTCCATATCAACTACTGCTAAATTATCTCCTCTTGACTGTGCATTGTTAATCAAAGTAACTACTTCTGTAGAATGGTCAGATTTGTTAAGACCAGGTACAGTGGTAAGGTTAAATTGGTATTCGTCTTTATTAGCGAATAAATTTAACATTGTAGTATAGTCACTTCCTGTTACACCTTGAGAATCTGTAGAGTTAATAGCTTGATAGAAGTTAGCTGTTCTTTCTGTGAAAGGAGTTCCATCAGCTGCTCCAAATGATCCAGAACTTGCAGTTGGTAAAGATCCTGTGTAAGCATTCTTTGCAGTTCCTGTGTTATCAAAGTAATCAGGAGTTTTGAAGTTTACAGCTTTCACTCTTACGTATTTAGAAACGTTAGCATATGAGCCAGTAGTCTCTAAATAGTAAGTAGATCCGTCAGTTCTGATTTCTTGAACCTGATCTCCGATTACTCTTGCGATGTAATTATTTGCTTTAGGGTCTAGAGAAATATTCTGATAAGATTCTAGAACAGTTTTTGCATTTGTGTTATCATCTCCTCTTCTAATTAATAAAGAGAATGTTCCTTGAGCTTCATCAGTACCTGTGATTTCCCATCTTAAGCTATCAACAGATCCACTGTCTAAACCTCCGTTACTAAGTTCGGTACTGTCACTATTCATGATTGTACCTTTTGCTAAAGTCTCAAGTACGAAAGGTGATAGTCCGGAAGTAGGTCCTCCGGATCCAGTTGGGATCAAGCTTGATGATGCAGCTGTATAGGTTCCGTTAGTAACCCTACCTACTAGTAAAGAGTCTCCACCGTTCTGGAAGTAGTTATAAGCAGCAATTGAGGTAAAGTACGTATAAACGTCTGAACCTGAAGTTACTGTTGTACCGAATTTATTCTGATATTCTGAATAAGTGGTAACTAATGTAGGAACGGTAGGTCCTTTAACTGTAGGACCGATTATGGCTGCTCCTGCCTGTACGGGCTGGGCAGTCAAAAACGACTGGTCATTTTCACGAGCTAATACACCTGGTGATAATAAAGTTTCTGCCATGTTGTTTTTTGTTTTAAATAAGTAGTCTAATATAAATAGTATTCAAGAATGCAAAACTCCTACAGTTATCCTTCGTAAAAGTTTTAACCGTTGCCGTATGCTAGTCCGAATGCTGCTCCAAAAGGATCAGTGAATGGAGCTCTTGCAAATGCTGAGCTGTAAGCTGAACCGAATGCTATCACTGCTGGTAATCTTAATGCTACCGGAGGTCTAAAGTCCGGCTGTTGGTATGTTTCTCCTTCCGGGGTATCAACTTGAGGTCTTGTATCTGCTTCTACTCTAGTCTCATTTACTATTTTAGATTCTGCCGGAGTTACTACTCCATTAATATCAGATACGGCCTCTGTCTGAACAAGAACTTTACTTTTACTAAAATATTTTTTAATAGCTGAAGTATCTTTTGAGATAATATCCGGGATAATATAACCTCTCATGGTTATAGTAAAGTCTGTTTTTATTAGTCTTTCCTCTCCCTGGTTCAAAGTCTGGTTGTTAGTAAAAGAGGCAATACGTGCATTAAATTTAAATCTTGCAGGATCTCCCCAATAAGCGTCAGAAGCGTAATTGACAGCTTCTACTATCTTGTTCATCTGCTCTACATAATAGGTCCAGATAATACATTGATACTGTAAGGTTACATAATCAGGTACAACTACAGCGTTAAAGGTTTTAACAGGCTGTCTATTATTTAAAAGATCAAATCGGCTATAGCTATTAGACTTATGAAAGTCTTGCTCAGATACTATGTAATTCTGTGGATTATTAGCATCAAGCTTATTACCGATAGTTAGGTTCTTTTCCATTGATGTTCTTTTGAACATAATCAACGGAGCCATAATCTTAGAATTCTTATCTCTATAATAACCGTCTTTCTGTACGGACTTCCATCTTTCTGGAGATCCATAAACTACCGGTACCGGGATTCTTTCATTATTCTGAATTGAGAAAGGTCTTATAACGTTATTGAAATAATACATTATAGACTCATCTATATCTTGAATACCGATTGTTATTCCTTTGGTAGTATCTCCTTTTTCGGATATTTGCTGGGCACGGAAAGTATTTCTGGTTGCCGGATTAGTCTGATCAACAAAATGAGGTAATGGAGTAATTCCATCATTAGGATTTCCTAAAGCAGTATCAAAAGGCTGATGAAGCCCGGTTGAGATCTCTCTTTGGTTTTTAGGTACTGGTTTTCTAACTTTGCCTGCCATTATCCTCTTTCTTTAGTTATTCCTATTTTATCTGCAGGAACAAGGTGGGTTGAACATAGTATTGAAATAGAAGAACCGAAATTCTCTAGACCGGAAGAATATGCATAGTCCGGTGTCTTACCTACAAAGAGCTGATTTTCTACTATACCGTCTACTTCGTAGTAATTTTCATAATAGAAAATAACATCACCAACTTCCGGTACTAATTCGATATCTAGTAGATCCTGTCTAAAGAATGCAAAGTCTAAAGTACGAGTAACATCCGGACCCCAGTCGTCTGAGTTCCAGGTTTGATTTCCTCTGGTTATTAATGCATTTAGTAATGTAGGATCGGAAACGTATTTTTCAACTGCTTCTCCATAAATATTGGTGGTAGATTTAGATAGGGAGATTTTATAATATCCTACCTGTTGGGTAATCACATCCCCAAGCAGTTCTCTGTTTATTGAGTTAAACAGTAAAATATCTCTCTGCCTTCCAAATAATGCCATTTACAGTTCATCTATTTTTTGAAGTCTCTTAAGACTATATTTAAATTTTTTAAGCTCGGGAATCTTCTCTATTGCCAGCTTTTTAACTATATCAAAAGTTTCCTGTCCGGGCTTGGTTGTTACAACTTTTATTTCCAAGATTCCTCTTGGTTCTGGATCCTCTTTATCTGTCTTATTGTTAACTACTGTAACGTAAGGTAGGGAACGGATAATCTGAGCAATATCAGTTATGTTGGTTTCGTCTGAGAATTCTATATAAGCGTAAGTGTCATACATGCTATATGTTAACTCAGATAATATGTTTAGTAGTTTACTCATTGTTATCCAATATAAATAAAATATGGAGCTTGTGAAAGCTCTTTTTGTTTAAAGTCAGATTCTGCCGCTCTTCTTTCTAGAAGCTTCTCTCTTGAAGTTTCTTCTAGGTACCCTCTCAATCTTTCCACTAGGGCATTCTTTTCAGCCGTTCCTGCGGTAATAAGATCGGCATGATTTAAAGTCACTTCAGCTCCCGGAATAGGAACTGTACCGTATTTACCTCTAACGTATCCAAGCATCTCTTTTGCTAGAGCTAGAGTGTATTCAAATATCCACTGTCTTCCTATGGAGTTAATAAACTTATAGGTAGGATTAGCATATGGAACATTTGATACGTTTGTTACCGGGCTATTGATTCCGGAATCTCCTGCTGGGTTCTGTCTATCAGAGTTTTTAATGTACTGAAAGAATAGCTTTCCTCCGTCTACTGTTGGGATTGGGAAGAGCTTTAGTTTGTTGTTTATTAGTTCAAAAGAGTATTGAGACTTTCTAATCTGGTCGTTAAACTCAATTGCTTGTATCTTTTGAAGATCGTAATTGATCGGCATTAATAAGAAGTTAATTGCCGGTGAATAATTACCCCATCCAAAAGTATCTAGTAAATTCATCATTCCGGTACCTGTTCCTGCATAAGGATCAAAGTACCTAACAATGGCAGGAGGTGCCTGGTAAAAGACTCTTTTTATTTCTATTGAATCTCCGGTATCTAGAGATGCTGAAGCTGCCGCCCAGGCATCTAAGTCATAAACCTGCTGACCGTTGGATGTTGTTATAGATCCACTATACCATTCAACGTTTCCTCCAACTCCTACCTCTTCACCGTATTGCTGGGACATCCTTATAATAGATGCCATATTAGGCTGAATTAAAGTATTGTTAAAGTTAGATCCTGTTGATGCTCCTTCAACGTCTAGGTAATCCTGTCTTACTTTATAAGCATAGACTTCGTTTCCGTAAGTTGTTACTGCTTCTTCAAAAGCCGTATAAAGATGGGTAGGTTGTAGTTCTACATCTGATATCGGATACCCTAATCTACGGGCACAGAAATCTGCTACCTTATCAGCATCGGTTTGAAACTGATAATCATAATCATAAAATCCAAAGGGTGTATCTCCGGGAAAGAATGAAGAAGAACCGGGCCAGATTGTAGCATTTGCCATATATTATAAATAGCAAAGGCTTTCGTATTAGTTTATAAATTCAACGTAAGCAGCTGATCCGGTAATATT